CGGCTCGTTGATACTCTCGATGCCCATGGCGCGCTCCTATGTGATCGTCCAGGTCTGGGCCGCGGTGCCGATGCCGCCGGAAACGACCGTGACGGGTATTGTCGGAGGCGTTGCCGTTGCCGGCGGGGTCGCCGAACACGTCAACGAGGTTGCCGATACGAAGGTCGTCGGCTGCGCCACGCCGCCGATATAGATCTTCGATGCCCTGGTGAAGCCGGTGCCCGTGGCCGTCATCGTGACGGCGGCGCTGCCATGCACACTCGTGGTCGGCGCGATCGAGGTCAGCGTCGGGTTGGTGGCCGGCGTCAGCGATGAGGCGTGGTCCTGGTTCGGGTGCGTGGTGTAGGCGCCGAGGCAACCCACCGAGATCGCGCCGCCCGGCGAGGTGTAGCTGTTCTCGGTGCCGGCGCCCTCTGCAGCCACGCTGGCGGGTGGCCCGGCGCCGGCCAGCACGGCCTGGAACACCAGGGGCGAAGCGCCGGCGCCGTCAGCGATCGGTGGCTGGGCCTGCCAGCCGTCATCGGTCGCCGCCAGGCCAGACGGCAGCGGTGGCCGCGCGCCGTAGAAGGCGGCGGCGCTGGCGCCGAGGTTGGTGGGCGGGGTCGGGCCGTCCGGGGTAACCGTGGTGGTGCTCTGCGCCATCTTGATGTCTCCTTCGGGTCAACGTCACGGCGCCCACAAAACAGGAACGCCTCCTGAACGGAACGGGATCAGGCGTATTTGTCCTGCGCGGCCAGGCTTCCCATGCCGCGGTTGTCGTCCTCCAGCTCGGCGTGCTGCTGCCCCAGCAGCACCTGGTCGCGCAGCCAGTGCGGGTCGACGCCCAGCTTCTGCGCGCGCTCCCAGATCCGCTGCGAAAACAGTTCCAGCTTGCCGGCCCCGATCGGGGTCTTGACGCCAGTCTGCGGCGCGTAGGTGCCCCAGGTCAGGGCCTGCGTCGGCACGGCCTGGATGCCGAGCGGGTCCGACACGTTCTGTCTGAACCAGGGCGCGAAGGTCCGATACTCGGAGCCGCCCATGTAGTCGCCTGGGCCGGTGTTCCTGCGCACGTCGGACATGCCGACGGCGCGCGTGAAATGCGCGTCCGGCACCGGCCACGCCGTCTGGAAGCCGGTCTGCGGCACGCCGGAGGCCTGCGTGTAGAGCGGGATCTTCACGGTGTCCTGGCTGTAGCCGTGGCCTCCGGTCGCCAGATATTTTGTCACCGGATCAGTGTGCGTCGGCGCATGACGCAAATGCGGAATGACGTCCGTCATCTCCGGCGGAAAATCCGGGCCGCGTTTTTCGACGGGCATGCCGCCATACTTGACGAAGTCGGGGAATTGACCGCGCTCCGCCATCATTCGCGCGGCGGTGCCGCGGTTGATCTCCTTCATCACGTCGGACGAGGCCGAGAACGGCGTCATCATCGCGTTGAACTTGTTGTACTCGTCGACGGCGCGCTGCGGCCCCACCAGCTGCTCGAGGCGCTGATAGGCCGGGTCCATCACGTACCAAGGCACCATGCCGCGCTCGAGGCCGGGGTATTTTCGGGCCTCCGTCAGCGTGTCGACCAGGCGCTGCGCATTGGCCGGGTTCATGATGTTCTCGGCCGCGTAGGAACCGACGGGCTTCTTCGGCTGCCAGATGTTCGGCGCGACATTGCCCTGCCGGGTGCCCTGCTGGCTGATGCCGTAGAGATCGTCCCGCGTGACGCCGAACAATTCCTTCATTGCGGGATGCTCGGGCGCCACCATGGCGTTGGCCTCGGCCGCGATCACACGCGGATCCTTGTAGATGCCGGGCTTGTAGACGCGCTGCGGATCCGTGACGAACCGCTCGATGGGGTTTGGCCGTATGATCGCTGGCGCCTCGACGGGCGCCTCGGCGGCGGGCAGCTGCCGCGGCGTTGGCGACAGCACCTCGCCCATCTTGGGGGCTGCCCTGGTCGCCAATCCGCCGCCGGAAAAAGCCATCCCCAGGTTGATGCCGCGATCGATATCCCGCTGGGTGAAGTTCACCAGCGGATTGGCGGTGCGGTACAGCACCGGCGACTGATCCGGCTCCTGGTTGAGGCTTACCCGGCCGAACTGATCGGCAAAGCGGTTCGCCCATGGCACGCCTGGAGAGACCTGCGGCCCGCCTCCGATCAGCGGCGCTCCGACGTCAGGCAATTGCTGTAGCTGCCGGTCCACGGCCGGATCGTAACGGTCCTGCGCCGCGAGGTCGCCGATGCCGGGAGGGTCGTCGTCGGTCACGGAAACAGTCTCCCGCCGGGCGGCTTGACCCGAAGGGCCGGGTTGCCGAATTGCTGCTGCGCGTTGCGCTGCGCCAGCGCCTGCGCCTTGATGGCGCTATCGCGGGCGGCCTGCTGCTGCTTGGCGATTTCCAGCGCGGTATCGACCTGGTGCTCGCGGATGTCCTGGTTGGCGTCCTGCTGGGCGGCCAGCGCGCGGGCGTTGATCTCCTGGATCTTGGCGGCGTGCTCCTCGGCGCGGCCCTGCACTTCGGCGGCGGTCGAAGCGCTCTCCGACTGGACCCTGGCGGCATCGGTGCGGCCCTGGATGTCGAGCTGCTGCGCCTTCAGGGCGCGGTCGGCGTCGTCGCGCTGTTTCTGGTAGGAGATCTTCATCTGCTCGATCTGGATCGCGGCCTGGTTCTGCGCAGTGGTGGGATCCGGGCCCGGCGGCTGGTTGCTCTTCTGCTCCATCAGCTGCACCAGATCATCGACAGCGCCGTCGAGGCTGCGGCCGGCGCGGAACGGGGCGACGGCGAACTTGATCAGCTCGCCACAGAACTGCGCGGTCTTCGGTTCGGAGGCGATCATCTGCGCCAGCTGCGGCAGCAATTGAGAGAGCATGCCAATGAACTCGCCGCGCAGCGCCTTCTCGGCGTTCTCGTCGGCCTGGACGGTGCAGTTGGTCTCGATATCGAGCACAAAGCTTTTGGCGCGGGTATCCTTCAAGAACTTCAGCACCTGCTCGATGGTCGGCAGCACCTGCAATTGCTGGATCTGGGCCTGCATCTGCATCAGCATCTGCTGGACCTGTTGCATCATGGCCTGCGCCGCCTGCGGGTTCTGTTGCGCCTGTTGCATCGCTTGCGGGTTCTGTTGCGCCATCTGCAATTGCTGCTGCGTGGCCAGCATCTGCTGCTGGACTTGCGCGATCTGCTCGCCGATCATCCGGGTGGTCGGCAATTGGGTCTGGCTCATCTCGATGATGGTGACGTCGGAGAACTTCTCGGTGATGATCTCGCTTGATATCTCGACCAGGTCGCGGGCGATGCGAATGATCTCCTGCTGCTTGTCGCGGATCCGCGACGATCCGTACTGGGTCTTGAGCTGCTGGGCGCCCAGGGTCTCGTTGGGGTCGGTGTCGCCGCGCATGATGTCGGCCAGGCCGGTGATCTGGTAGATGTCGTCGATCAGCTGGCCGCGCAGCTGCACGCAGGTCTGGATGGTGGTGGCGATCTGGTCGATCGGCAGCCAGACGATCACCTCGCTGGTGCTGCCGAACGCGGCCCAGTTCGAGACCGGCACCAGCATGCGGCCCGCGGTCTTGGTCGACACCGCGGTCTGGATGGCGTCGGCGAGTTCGGCGCCGCCGGCCGGGTAGAACCCCTTCACCTCCAGCGCGTCGGACAGCGCATGGATGCGCCCGGTCAGCAGGTTGATCTCGTCGAGCTGGTCGCGGTACTGCATGGCGTCGGGCACCGGCACCAGCGAGCCGCGCTGCACGGTGCCGTACGCCGGCATCGGGCACGGGAAGAAATTGAGCAGATCGAGGTGCGGGTCGTCCTCGTCCAGGATCTTCTTGCAGCCCTTGGCGACCCACACCACGCGGCGCGCGGCCTTGTCCCAGATCTCCCAGAATTTCGCGCGCTCGCGATTGTCGGCGCCGCCGACCTCGCGGGTGTCCTTGTCGACGCGGTACTCGGCGTCCTGGTATTCGTCGCCGGACGTGCTGCGAAACCGCGTCCGGGCCTCGGTGCGGGTCAGATAGCTCGCGGCCGCGACCCAGGTCACCTCGCGCCAGTTGCGCGAGATCGAGTGCAGGAAATCCCGCCGCGGCTTGAAATCAATGCAGACCCGCTCGCCGCCATAGGCGCCCTTGCCCCGGCCGCTCTCGTAGCGGCACCAGGCCACGCCGCGGCT